CGTCAGAAAATCCAAGAATATGTTTTTTAGCCCATGATTGTGATACTGCCGCAATTCCTGAACCAGGGTCTGCAACCATATCTTTATAAAGAAGAATTTTTTCTTTCCAAATATCAACCATTAATAGGTCAGCTTGTTTGGATGGGTTTGTTAATGATAGTCTGAAATTAGATAATTCATCTTCAAAACCTAACATAAACAAATGTATGATTGCAATTTTGTTAAGTTCTTGCACCATACTTTTTTGTATTCTATTGATTGTTCTAGCAAAACGGATGTCTTGTAATGCTAAATTTTTACCATCACCAACTACTTCTTCAAATCCTAAAAACGCTTTAGGGACACGAAGAGCTGTTAATAATTTCTTTTGGATATACTCGATATCAGCAATTTCCGATAGGTTTGTTGCGCCAGGTAATGTCGTGATAACATCAGGAGCCGCAGGGTCCCTAACAGGAATAAAGTAATCTTGGTCAACCGCCATTTGATTGAATCTCAAGTCAACATTTCCTGTTTTATTGTCAACTACTTGAGACCTTTTAAATTTATTAGCAACTCTTTGTACATATGGTTCAACATCTTTATCATCCATATTACCAACAAACACTTTAAATACACGTCTTTCAGGAGCTCTTGATGTTCTATATATCAACATAGCATCTTCGGACAACAATAATTGTTTCCAAATACGTCTTGCTTTTTCTAACATAGAAGTACCATAAGGTAATCTTCTATCATCACCCAATAATCTAAAATGGGCAATTTCCCAAGTGTTAAATTCTAAATCTTTATTTTTCCAAGTGAATTTAAGATGTTTTTTTGTTGGGTCCTCATCAATTGATTTACCCTTTGCCATCATTCCTCTTTCCAATCGTTCTATTTCAATAATTGGTAATTGCATACAACCAATTACACCTTTTTCAGGGTCTAATTTAACGTAAACAAAATTATCACCATACTTACATGTGTTTCTTGTCCACATTGGTAAGTTTGTGTTAATATCTAAAACATTATTAAATAAATCTGCTAAAATTGATTTTATTCTGTTTGATTCAGAATAAATTTGTAACATAAATCCATCTTCATTCACCGTTGTTGACTCTTCAGCATATATGTCTAACGCTGCAGAAATTTCAGGAGTAAATTCCATTGATTCATAATCATAAAACGCAGATAATCTTGTTGGTTCGTAATATGTTGCTTGAGTGTAAAGGTTATTTTCAATTTTAGTCCATTGATTTGCCAAATAGAATGTTTGTTGAGCTTGTAATAACTCTTTATCGTACTCTCTTTTGGACGTTGTTTTAAGAAGTTCTTTTTTGTCAAATTTTAAACTAGGGTAATCCTGATTCAATAATGAATTCGGACCAAATGCCTGTGTTAACCTTTGCCAAACTGTAAAATTTTTTTCTGCCATACTAAAGTATAAATACTTAACTAAAATTATTAAACGTTAATTGAATAATAATTTAATTTGATGTTGAGCCTGAATTAGGTTTAGTAACAGGTTTATCATTTTTTTGTATTTTATATGTAGAAAGTCCAATGCCAGGTATTACTGTCCTCGAACCCGTAAATTTATTTCCTGTATTAGGTAAATTTTGTACTCCCATACTTTATAATTATCTTCTACCTCCAAATAACCAAGAATAATTTTGATAATCTTGTTTAGTTGGTCCACTATTTTTATTTTGTTGACCCATATTTAACATAGGGTCAAAATATTCAGTTCTATGAACAGGTTCACTGTCGGCAACATGCCATGATTCAATCATTACTTTTGCTTGTTCAGTAACTTTTGTTATTGACGCAAATGAAGATTCACCAACATAGACAGCCATTGCAATTGACATAATAAGGTCATCATGTTGTCCTTTTTGGTGGTCAGGTCTTCCATTTATATAAACAAACGTATTCATTTCATTCAATAATCTGTTTGACCTAATTAACAAACCATGTCTTAAATATTCCTCAAATATTGCAATAATTTGAACTCGTTTATTGTTAAAGTTTAATCCTGGTATTTTTTCAGCAGCCTTTGGGTCCCATTTCCACCTATTTGTTGAGTCTAATCCATCAACATATAAATCTTTATATCCCAATTCTTGTAATTTACGGGATGTAGTTACTCCCATACCACCTGTGATATCAATTACAATAAATGCTGAATACATAAGCCCCCATTTATAACATATTTCAGCCAAAATATCGGGTGGAATTTTACCAACGTATTCTGCTACTTGTTCCCTTGTTGTAAAATCTAAAATTTGAAACGTAGAATAGTCCTCACTGTCACCTCTTGATACATCGACTCCCATAATATATTTGTGACCAACTTCAGGTTCTTTCCATATCCACAATGACCCACCCATCATTTTATTAACAGGTTCTTTAATCATCGTCAATTTAATATTTTCAATAATATTTGAATCAATTACGTTATCACCTGAACCTAAAAATGCACATTCTAGCTCCTGATTAACTTTACGTCTATCATACTTTAGTTTTTTAACCATAGACTCATACCAAGTAGAAGTTGGTTTATAACCCTGTTCTATGTATTTTTTAACATCTTCAAAATTTTTATTATTTTCAAATGAAACAATTTCAACATCTTGATATTCATTCCTATTTAAATAATAATGAATAATATCTTTAACATTAATTAATTGTAAGTCTTTTGCATATCTTGGGTCTTTCCACCAAAACATTTCTGAAATTTTGAAATCGTTCATGTTTTTCAAAGCTTGGTCATAAATTTCATAATAAATTGCGTCATAACCATTTGGTGTAGATACAACAATTACCTTACCTCCTGTAGATAAGGATGCCATACAAGCCGCCCAAAAATCTCCGTCAGCTTCAATATATGCCGCCTCATCAAATATTAAGATAGTCGGTGTATAACCACGTAAGGCATCTTTAGATGTTGCAACCGCTTTAACTTCACATCCATTAGTTAATTTAAAATGTCGTTGTGAATTTTTTTCAGAAGAAAAAGTTACACCAATCCATGATGGCCATTGTTCAGTAAATCCTCTTATTTTATTTGCAACTTCAACTGCAGTATCTAATTTGTTGGCAATAATCAATATTTTTTCAGGTTTAGATTTTGACGCAAATACTAATTTTTTTGATGACCATGCGGCCGTTACCGTAGATACTCCAGCTTGTCTATATTTTAATGCAATATTTTCATTATATTGTTCATAATCATTTACTAAACCTACTTGGTCAGGAAACAATTCTAATGGTACGTATTTTTGTACCGTATTGTCATAAGTTTGCAAATATGTTTTTAAAGCGTATGGAGTTGATTTCATACACTTAGCATATTCTAAAAGAACTTGTTCTTTGGTTAAATTCATATTAATAAATATCTGAAATGATATTAAATAAGAAACCCCTCTTTGAGGGGTTTTTGATATTTTTTTAGAATCCTAATCCTGATAAGAAATCTTCGTCGTCAAATTCTTCTTCTCCGTACTTTTTCTTTTCACGATATGCCGGATTTTGTTGTATTTTTTTAACTAATTTTCTTGATTTATCAACTAATTGAGTTACAAAATCTTCAGCAAAATTTTGGTCAGATAGTCCTAAAGTGAATAGTGATTTAGCTAACTCAACCAAAACATCATATTTTTCTTCAGATAGTAATTTTAACACAAATGGAGTTAAATCTCTTTGTTCTTGTTTATCAGGAACTAACTTATTAAAAATTTTGTAAAATTCCATATAGAACTTTTCACCATAAACTAAATCATACGCCTCAATTTCTAATGAACTTGCTTGTTGTTTTGCAATTCTACCTTTTTCACCTTGTTCACCACCTGCAGATGTGAAGAACATTGCAACACCCTTAACCAATTCATGAATAAGTAATGGTAAAGTCATTGCTCTAGCTCTTATAATAAATGGTCCACTTGGTTGTTGTGATGGTTGTTGTACTGAAACTTTTTCTTCTTCTTTTTCAGTTTCCTCATAATCTTCATCGTCATCGTCATCATCATTACTACTCATACCTTGTGATTTATTTGGCGGTAATACTTCAATCTGACCTATTTGACCACCTCCTGATGTTCCAATTGACCCAATGTCCGGAAATAACCAATACATGTGTAACATAATTGGTTGTAACACGTTTGATAATTCCATAATTCTTTCACCACCAGGTAACTCTTCAATTTTGTCTCTACATATTTCGTAAGCGTTTACGTAATATAATGACATACCACGTCTGAATAAATTAATAATCATTCTTCTTGAAACTTCATCTGAAAACGACTTTTTAGCCTCCATTGCAGTTTCAGGTGATATTTTAAAATTAGATTCAATTGCCTTTTTTGCTTGTTCTTCATCAAACTCAACACCCATACTTTCAAACTCATCTTTCATTTGTTCAAGCTGTTCTTGTTTTTGTTTGTCAATACTTGAAAACTTTTTCATAATTTCTTCATCTGAAATTTTTTGAACTTTTGCTTTCATCCCTTGGAGTTGACTTAAAAACCCTTGAGTAAATTTTCCATCAAGCTTTAACTTTTTATCAAAGAACGCCCTATCAATACCCATCGCCTTTTCAACAGACTCTGTAGCAATTTCTTCTAACTCACTTTTATTTCTACTTTGTAATTGAATTAATTCACCTAAAATTTCATTAACTAAAGAATACAATTCCCTAAAAGCAGTTTGAGCGTCTCTTTTTAAATTTTGATTTCCCCTAGTTAATCTTGGAATAACTCCTGAATTTCTATCCATTAATCTTTCCAAATTTAATACAGATTCTTTAAATGCTTGTGATGTAAAGAAATCAACTTGTGCTTGAGTTAAACCAAACTGACTCAAAGGTAATTTACCTCCTTCAATTTTTGATTGTAAATCTTTACTTGGTCTTGCTCCACCTAATTCAGGGTCAAAACTCATTGGAGGTGCTTCATTTAATAATTTTTTTACCCTTTCTATTAATATTCTTTTACTATTCATCATATTATTTTTTTAACATTCCCATACGTTTAACTGTTGACATGAAATTTTGAAGTCCTCTTGCCCCCGCTTCAGGTTGGTCATTTGGGTCTGGTTCAATAAATGGGTCGTAATCTGTGTCAGTATCAGGTTTTACTCCAGGTTTTGGTTTTGTTCTTGGTTCAGGTGAGCTAGCTTCAGGGTCGTCATTTGGGTCAGGGTTAATAAATGGGTCGTAGTCCGTATCTGTATCGGGTTTTACTCCGGGTTTTGGTTTTGTCCTTGGCTCAGGTGAACTTGCTTCAGGTTGGTCATTTGGGTCTGGGTCATTAAATGGGTCATAATCAGTATCAGTGTCAGGTTTAACACCTGGTTTTGGTTTTGTTAAAGGGTCGACCATTTTAGTGTCCTCAAAAATCATTTTCATAATGTCAGCTTTTGTAATTTGCGGTTTTAAATTTTCCACAATAATACTTCTAAATTTGTTTTCTAACAAAACTTCCAAAGGATTTTTTCCTTCTTTAATTGATTTTTTAACACCAACAACACATTTTTCATATTTATCCATTTGTTTTTTTGACCATTCACTTCTTTCTTTTGTACCAAATTCGGCACCCATTACGGAAGTACAAATAGCCCATGGATTTTTTTTCTTTGTAGTTTTCTTTTCTGTAACCTCAATTTTTGCATTTGGGTCCATTTTTTGTATTTCTAAAGCTTTTTTTGGGTCTTTCACCGTTATAGATTCTTTAGGTTCTTTTTTTGTTTCAATTAAAAATGTTTTGAAAAGTTTTGATATTTCCGACTCATTCATAAGGGATAATGTTTTTGGACTAAATCCCATTTTTGTTAATACTTGTTTTTTGTTTACTAAACTCATTTTACAGTACTTTTTCAAATCCCAATATTATGTCTTTGGAATATAATTTATTTTTTGTTTCCTCTTCTTTCTCCCCAAATTTGAACACTAACCTTTCATCTTTTTCTTTATCGCTTTCCCAACCCAAACATACCACACCATCAACAGCATCTTTCATTGAAAAGTAATCAGAATTTTGTATTAACTCTAATTCTATTCCTCCTTCAGACAAAACTCCCACACTTTCTATATCATCAAGTTCAGGTGGTTTTGGATATGTGTTAGCCGGCTCGTGTTCCCATTCCTCACCCCACACTTCTAAATTTTTGGAAAAGATGAATTCATACCTCATCTCCCCTTTATAATTTGGTCCGAGTCCGTTTATAAAAACTAAATAACTCATAAAATATTACCGTTTGGTGTAATCTTTACTTGTTGTCCGTTATTTTCAAATATTAAATTTTTCTTTGTTGTTCTACCAACAAATTGTAAACTTGGTGCGGCTTCCATTAAATTTTTAGCAACACCAGCTTGTTTTTTGGTTACTGCGAAATCAGTTACATACGAGTATTTATTTTTTTTGTATTCTTTTTCACTTGTAGATTCAAAGAAATATCCTTTTAAAATATCTTCAACTTTTGATTCGTTCATACCAAACATTTCTGTTGTTTGCGAAGCAATTGATGATTTATGACTTGGCATAGATTCACCCATTTCACCTTTTGGTTCTTCATCTTCAGAACCCATTTCAGGACCCATATCTTCTTCACTTGATGAAAAATCTATATCGTCATTACTTGGCATATCTTCATCTTCATCCTCTTCAAACCTTGAAACAATCTCTTCTTTATCGTCGGTAGATAATTCGTCAAGATTCAAAGCCGCCAAAATTGAGTTGATTACATACTTAACGTCTTTACCTGTTAGTGGTTGTTCGTCTTCAATTTCTCTAATTTTTTGAGATAATTTACCTGTAAGTTTTTGAATATCTTTAAATGATGCCCCTTCATCTTTCCTTTCTGAACCCATGTCTTCACCACCCATATCAGGCATTTCTGAACCCATGTCTTCACCGCCCATGTCTTCACCACCCATATCAGGCATTTCTGAACCCATATCTTCACCGCCTTTCATTCCTGAATCATCCATAGGAGGAGTTTCTACAGGAGGTGCTGGTGCTTGAGCTGATGGGGGACCCATTGGCGCCGGACCTTGTGGTTCATCGTCCATTTTTGGTTTTGGAGTTTTAAGCAAATATTTTTTATCTTCAGTAAATAACGAAATATTTTCTTCAACTTCATTTAATTTATTAACTTCTTTTGCTATCAGATTCAATCTTTTCAAAGCTTGTGAATATGATTTATAATGACTTCTATTTTTCATAGAGTCAATATATTCAAAATTCTCATTAACTTTTTTCTTAATAACATATCCTAATTTTTCTTTATCAATAGAATATGCAACACCATCCGCCAAAACAATTTGATAATCACGAGATGATGTTTCATTTATTGATTGAGGAATTACTTCTTTATACCTAGCGATTTCCATTATACGACGGATTTTATCCGCTCCTTCTAACTTTTCGCTACCGACAGGCTTTAATTTACTCATGTTTCTTTTTTTTTAATTACGCATATAAATGCGGCTTTATTTAGTGTTTTCTAAATAAATACTTTGAAAATTGTAAATTTAATAATTTTTTAAATTTTCTTTGAGACTCATTTCTTTGTCCTCTAATTTAGATTGTAAATTGTGTAATTTACCTATATTTCCTGAACGTCGGAGATATTTGAAAACAATATTTTCATACGAAAATTCTCCTCCCTTTTCTAATCCACAGGTCCTATATTTTTTTAATTTCTTCTTATAACTTTTGACTAACTCAATCGCATCTTCATAATCCAAATCTTTAACAATATCTTCAACACCATCAATAATTTTTACCCACTGTGAAATTTTTTCTTTTAGTAACTTCTTATCTATTCCCATTTTTTCTTTTTTAGGAAAAGAAATCCATTCGTCATTCAATACGGAATAAACTCCTGAACTAAAAGCTTCAATTTTTTTATCTTGGATATATAACTCAACATCATAACCATAAATTGTTATGTCGTGTAATTGTGAAAATATTTTTTTCTTAACTTCAAATAGTTCTTGATAAACTTCTATATTATCTTGGTCAAATTCATTAAAATCTACAATAATGTGTAAATCCGCATCTGAAAATTTTGACCAATTATAATTAACTAATGAACCCATTAAAACAATATCATCGACAAAAAAATCAACTCCAACAAATTCCCTAAATAATTCGGCAATCTGTAATAGTTTTGTTCTAACTATTTTTTTTAATTTAACCTCATCATTCTTTGTTTCCCAAATATCAGGACAAAGTTCATCTTTTACATTAAAACTTTTTAATATTTCATTATCTAATTTCACAAATAATAAATACTTAAAATTTTACAATTTTTTGTATTTAAATTTTTTGGCAATGTTTTTATTAAAAAAACTTCCTTGTGATTCGGCCATTCTAAATTGTGTGAATAATTGATGTGACACATCATCATATTCATACAACATACCATTTTTAAATTCCACAATTAATTTTTTAGTAATTGTGTCATAGTCAGTCTTAACTAAATTAGTTGATTCAATTTCACAAATAATTTTTTGACCTTGGATTTTTTCACTTTTGATACCCATAAATTCTTTTTTTTAAATCATACAATATAATTATTGAATTTTAAACAAAATATAGTTAACCTTGTAAAAAAAACTTATGACAGATTCAGTTGATGACGGGATGAAACTTCCCAAAAAAATAGAGTCAAACAGTACCACTCCTGTTTTAGATAATTTTAGTAGAGACCTTATCAAATTAGCCGAAGAAGGTAAACTTGACCCTGTTGTTGGTAGAGAAAACGAAATTATAAGAATTGCTCAAATTCTTTCTCGTAGGAAAAAAAATAATCCAATTATTATTGGTGAGCCAGGTTGTGGTAAGACCGCAATTGTTGAAGGTTTGGCAATGAAAATTTATGAGGGAGATTGCCCAAGAAATTTGTTAGATAAAAGAATATTGTCTTTGGAAATGAATTCAATTGTTGCCGGTACAAAATATCGTGGACAATTTGAGGAAAGATTAAAAGTAATTTTGGAAGAAATTCAAACCAATCCAAATGTTATACTTTTTATTGACGAAATTCATACAATTGTTGGAGCAGGTAACGCTTCGGGTTCACTTGACGCTTCAAATATTCTTAAACCCGCACTTTCAAGAGGTGAAATTCAATGTATTGGGGCAACAACTTTAGATGAATATAAAAAACAAATTGAAAAAGACGGAGCATTAGACAGAAGATTTCAAAAAGTAATTGTTAGTCCATCAACAAAAGAAGAAACCCTTCAAATTTTAAATAATGTTAAAGACAAATATGAAAACTATCACAAAGTAGTTTATACTGATAACATTCTTCAAATCTGTGTTGATTTAGCCGAACGATATATTACAGATAGGGAGTTTCCTGATAAGGCGTTTGACATTTTAGATGAAGTTGGAGCCAGAGCTCAAGTTGATGTTAAAAATCCTGAAATAATTGAAGAGTTAAAAAAAGAAGCTTATGAAATTAAACAACAAAAATTAGTTGTTGTAAAAAAACAAAAATATGAAGAAGCAGCAAATTTAAGGGATAAAGAAAAGAAAGTTTTACATCAATTAGAAATTGAAAAAAAATTATTTGAGGAGGATTTATTAAACAATAGAAAAGAAGTTCATGAAGAATTAGTTTATGATGTCGTTTCAACGATGACCAAAATTCCATTAACTAAATTAACATTAGATGATAAAAACGTATTAATTAATTTAGAAGAAGAATTAAACAAATCAGTGATTGGTCAAAAAGATGCAATTGTTAAAATTGCAAAATCAATAAGAAGAAATCGCCTTGGTATCAAAGACCCAAATAAACCAATTGGTTCATTCATTTTCTTGGGGTCAACAGGTGTAGGTAAAACGTTATTGGCAAAAGAACTAGCAAAACAAATTTTTGGTAGTGACGAAAATTTAATTCGTGTTGATATGAGTGAGTTCCAAGAAAAACATTCTGTGTCACGTTTGATTGGTTCACCTCCAGGGTACATAGGATATGATGAAGGAGGACAACTTACTGAACAAGTAAAAACAAAACCTTATTCAGTTGTACTTTTTGATGAGGTTGAAAAGGCACACAAAGATATTTTTTCAGCTCTCCTTCAATTATTAGATGAAGGATATATGACAGACAGTTTTGGAAGAAAAATAAATTTCAAAAATTGTTTAATTATAATGACATCTAATATTGGTGTGAAAAAATTACAAGAATTTGGGTCAGGTATTGGTTTTGGTACGTCAAATAATGTTTATAAAAATGAAGAGGCGAAAAAAAGTGTATTGACAAAAGAATTGAAAAATTATTTTGCACCTGAATTTATTAATCGATTGGATGAAATAATTGTCTTCAATACATTACAAGATAATGACATCCAAAGAATTGTTAATGTCGAAATATCAAAATTAAAAGACAGGTTGGAT